GAATCCAAATGAATTTTGCTTGGAAAATTTACTTGCATCGCTAATCCTCCCAAGGCTTACGCCCTTGATTATCAAATCGATAGTGCCAAGTCTGCTTGCCTGGAATAGCTTTCGTCTTGACCACATCGCCCAAATATTTCTGCACATGACTGACCGCGTAACGAGCTGCCCTCTCTCCGCTCGGCAAATTGTTTGCCTTGAGTGCTTCCCGAGCTAATATCTCTAGATCCTGTCGTGTATAGAACTTCGTTCTGTCCATAGCATCCGCGACTTTCTGTGCAATCTCTACTTCGTCTGGGCCTTGATCAAAGTCAACCGTATCCCAGAAACCTTTTTCAAAATCGAACCGAGCCAAATGCGTTTCAGGTTCTCGTGCATTTCTTGCCTCGTAGAACATAGTCACGTTCGGTCTTTGTCCCATGAGCTTGATACCAGAGTCCATCCACCCAGCAAACGCTGAACCACCACGCGCCGACATGAACGAGGCATCGTCAGCTCGCTCCTTGCCCGTGTGATGCGCGATGATAACCGCGACACCAAACAATTCGATCAACCGATCTATTCTAGACAACAAGCTATGGATCTCTTGGTTGCTGTTTTCTTCTCCGTCGAAGAAGTTAATGATAGGGTCAATCATCACAATGTCAGGCTGATGATAGTCTATGCTTTCAGCAATCGCGTTGATGTCTTTGTCACGCATGATGTTCTTTCTGAGTCTGCCCGTGGGTATCAAGTTGGCGTGCCCCAACGCCATCAAGTCTGGATCGTGTGCGTAGGGCTGATAGTAAGTGTCGATTCTGTTTTTCAAAAACTCCTGGATGATCTCTGCTTGCAGCCACATGACCTTACACGGTTTCGTGAACGGCATGCCCATGAACTTCTGCCCAGTGGTTGCTGCTGCTGCAAAAGCACCGAGCCAGTGCGACTTACCAATCTTTGGTTTACCGATCAACAAGCACCTGGATTGCTCAAAAATAAAACAGTCACCCCAGTATTGTTCGATAGTTCCAGACTCAATGCCCGTCCAAAACTCATCGTTGTAAGCTTTCAAGCCCAGTGGGTCTTCTTTATTGTCTTGTTCTTTTTGTACGACGATTGGATCTTCTTGTTCCAGTATCTCTTTCAGCTCTTCGCCGAGATCTATTTGCCATTCGCTGGTCTTCCAAGACATGATGCCCGCTTCCGTATCCTCTGGGTTACGCTTGACGTGTCCTTGAGTGATCGACATGACCGTCTGCAATACTTCTGGCAGAGGCAACGGCGGTTGCAATGTTTGATTCCAGTCAAACGCTTTGATCAACACCTCACGATAACCCCAACCTTCACGGATCCATTTGCCTACCAGGCGAGCGAGCGTGTCGTTGCGTTGACCAACACCAACTGGATCCAACGTAACCTTCTTGCCATCCCCGATCGGTTGTACTTTTCCAGACTGATTGAACTCATGGATCGTGTTCAAGTCGTTCATGTTGAGCATGGGCAAATCATCGACATCTCTTATGTGTGCGCCTTCAGGTGTTTCGAAGCCGTAGCTTCTTGACGGCGACACCATGACGTAGCCACCTTCACCTCTTACGTCCAGTTTACCCGTCGTGTTTCTGACGTTGAGACCTTCGTTGACTTGATAAAAATAATGATAGCCACCCCTTGGAGTCCTTTGTTTTAAAGGCGATCGAGTCAATTGCCCAGATTCCACGAACTCGACCGCCTCTTGGCTATCGCAGTCCAGAACCACAAACGTTATGCCTGTTATGGCTGCCCAGTTTGCGCCTGGATAGCGAGTCAACCACTCTCTCAATTCGTCTTGTGTTGGTTGTCGTCTTTGATAAGTCTCCCACTTGACCCTTGGTGTCTTCGCCCACTTAGCAGCCAGAACCTCATCGCTTTCAAACGGATGGCGTTTGCGAAAGTATTCTGGAATGATTTCGTTGCGAGATCCACAAGGTATCAAGTGGAATCCTTCTTCCCAAAAAGACCAAAGCATCTCCTGCTTTGACTCATCGGAAACGTTCTCTTGGGTTTTATTTTCGTTAAGAAGCAGAGGCATTTTCTTCCACAGGGCCATAGATATCTTCCCAACTCAAGACTCCTTTCGTCATCATCATGAGTTGTTTTGCTATTCTCACTGTTGGTTGCCTTCTTCCGTATCGCCAGGACTGAACAGTCGCTACCGATACATCTAGTTCTTCTGCTAGAGGTTCTTCTCCACGCTTGATAATATATTCTGATAAATTCATAATGGGTACTTTAAAATAATTATTACAAAAAGTAAAATAGTTATTGACAGAAAGTTTTAAAAACTATAAATTAGATTCTGTTGAGGGTTGTGACTCGTTTTATTTCATAATTTTTTTCATAGAAAATCCTACGACCCTCAACACCATAAAGGAGAAAACAGTATGGCTGAAACAGACAGAGAGTTTGACGACCTCGCGGAACTCTTGACCAGAAAACAAAACAATCTTGCTTTGCAGGCCAGATTGCGTGAGGAAAGCAAAGAGCTAGACATAGCTATTGCAAGACATCCCAAGATTAAAGATAAAGTAATTCAAATGAGCAACACAGGCGGTGCTGCTCGCGTGTCCTTAGATGAATACGATTTTGATATTAAAGTAGATTATCGCGTCAAGAGATCCTGGGATCAAGACTTGGTGGGTAAGATACATTCAGAAGGATCTATTCCTCAGAATTTATTTCCCTTTGATATTGAATACAAAGAAAGCAAAAAGAACACCACGCTTTTAGCTGAGAACTTTCCAAGTCATTACCAAAAATTATCACAAGCGTTGACGACAGAGATATCTGATCGTCCTTACGTTAACTTTTTAGACAAGAGGAAGAAATGAGCATATTAGATGAGGTGCAAACTGGCATGAATCCTGGGCCAGTAAAGATGAACGTAGGCGGAACTGACGGCATAGGTAAGACTACCTTTGCAGCGGGAGCTCCAAAGCCAATATTTATTAAGACGGAGGAAGGTACGAGGTACGTTAATACGTCCTCGTTTCCTTTGTGTGAATCGTTTGAAGACATCATGCACAGGCTGAAACAGCTCGTGCAAGAAGAGCACGACTTCAAAACTGTTGTTCTGGATACCACGGATTGGGCTGAGAAACTGATCCAAGAAGAGGTAGCCAGACAGAAGAACGTAAGCTCTATCGAAGACATCGGTTACGGTAAAGGCTACACCATGACAGCCGAGGGCTTTCAGAAGATCTTGCGTGCCCTGGATGTTTTAAACGACCAAAAGAACATGAACGTGATACTGCTGTCTCACGTTGCTATCAGAACATTTGCAGATCCAGAGAGAGAACCTTACGATCGATGGGAACTAAACCTTCACAAGAAGGTATCGTCCAAGATCAGAGAATGGGTTGACTTCAATCTGTTTGCAAATCATCAGATTCGTGTTACTAAGTCGGGGTCAGGCTTTAACGAACAAACGCGAGCGCTTGCCATGGGCGATCGCATGCTGTTTACCAAGTTCTCCCCGGCTTTCGATGCGAAGAGTCGAGTTCCTCTTCCTGACAAGATAGAGCTCAAATGGGATTCGTTTATCGACGAATATAAAAAATCAATCAATAACTTAATGGGTGCCAAAAGTGCATGAGGAGATCTTTGTGTGTGACGAGTGCGGTGAAAAAGACGCTGAAGTAAAACACGACGGACTTCTTATGTGCACTGATTGTGCCCTGGAGGATATAAAAAATGACAGATGACTTTAGTATAGATCTGACGAATGTTGAAGAGGACAATGACTTTTCTGCCATGCCTGCTGGGCAATATGAAATGGTGGCTAATCAATGGAATCAACACACTTCGAAAGCTGGGAACCAATCTATTAAGGTTGAGTTCGATGTTGTAGGCCCATCGCATGCGGGCAGAAAGGTATGGGAATACTTTACTGTACAAGGCAATGCGGTAACAGTAACTGCTAGGCGAGTTAAGTCTTGGCGTAAAGCGCTTGGCTTAAATCCCGACGTGAGTTTTAATCGTGAGTCCTTAGATGAAATGATGAA